CATAGTTGTTAATCTCACTTTCTTTTTGTTTTTGTCTTATCTTTTATGTCTTTATTATAACATCTTGTTTAGTGTTTGTCAAGTACTTTTTTTGAATTTTTCAAACTTTTTTTGACTTGACTTGATAAGTAGTAGTTATTTATTACTTATCTTTTATGACTATATTATAACGTCATACAGTAGACTTGTCAACTATTTTATTGACAATTCAATAATTTTTTTATGTCAAACAATCAATTAAATATTTGACATATTGCACAAATAGGTTGACTTGACAATCATATTATTATTTGTTTGTCAACCCTTATCCCTTAGCGACCTATGAACGGCCTGTAAACAATCTGTGAATAAATTGTAAACATTGTGACACGTGGGCATATTTGGTCACACCTTGGTAACATGAGTCACTATGATACGCATACAATCTCCTCGAACTTTGTAGATAAAGTACGGAAATCGTTGAAATATATGGGTATGGGGTCATATAAAAGTAGTCTGGAGATTGGAGAAAGCGTGGGGGCAAAAACGCCCATAAGACACCCCGTAAAAGCGTAAAAATTAAAAGTAAAAATGATAATGATTATCATTTTCAAATTTGTCCACGAGTTTTGTAGCCAGAAGTTCTTGACTAATCGGGTAAAAATATGTTATGTTGTATATGTAATTAAGAGATACATTGTATCGAGGGTCTCCAGTAAGTCTCTACGGAGCAGGAACGACGAGGGATTAACAGTATATTTTAATTACAGATATGAGGAATTATAGATTATGGAACAAGAAACTCTTGCGACCGAGATGTTGCACGAACTTAAATCGAATAGCCGAAGGTGGTTTATAGCATTTATAGTCGTTCTAACTCTTTGGTTTGCTACTATTGGCGCGTTTCTCTGGTATATTAGTTTGCCCGTTGAAGAGTATTCAGTGGACCAGTATACAGAGGGAAATGCTAATACTATGATAGGCGTAGGTGATTTGAATGGCAAGCCGTCAGAAAGTTACATACAGACGGAGAGCGGTTCGCAGTCGTAGGTCTTCCAGGAGGAGACGATAATGGGTGCGGCAGGTCAAACTCGTACTATTAAGAAGTTACAGCAGGCTCTCCTTTTTAAAGGGGAGTTAATTCTTATTACTACTTCCCAATTTTATAGCGTAGATAAGCATAAAGTAGTTACCCGCTATCACGTTAAAAAGCAAATTCAATCAGAGGAAAAGAATAAGTCTACTCAGTCAGAACTATTTTCCTCTTGTTCTCAAATTCAGATTACCCTGTTTTTAAGAGATTATTATTATGAGATTATGGGATTTGAAGTCCCGCACGATAATGAGATTTGGGAAGCGGCTAAGGCAAAATATTATGAGGAGCACTGATTATGGCTACAAGAGGACACGGTAACACAAAAGGACAGGAGTATAAGCTGTCTATTAGGGAAAAGAAGTTCGTAACTCTGTACTTGGAACTTGGAGATGCAGGTAAGGCGGTTAAACAAGCAGGGTTTAATACTAATTCTCCCGCGCAGTACGGAAGAAAACTTCTTACTAAGCCTAAGATACAGAAAGAGGTAGACGAACAATTTGAACTCTTCCAGAGTGAGCATATCGCAAGCGCACAGGAAATTATGTGCTTTCAAACAAGAGTTATGAGAGGACAGGTAAAAGACCAATTCGGACTTGATGCTACTCTTAAGGACCGTCTTGACGCCTCAAAGGAACTTGCCAAGAGACAGATTGACGCAAAGGAAATTGCTAATAAAGGCAAGGACAACGAATTTACGATTACGCTTAACTGGGGAAGGTCTAATGATACTACTAACCCCGATTTGCCTGATGTAGAAGATAACGACCCCTATGTAGCATCTCCTGACTTATGCGATGATGACGAGGACGACTTAAATGCCGATAAGTAAGTACATACAGATTGACGGGATAGAGTATAAAGTACCGCTCCTTTCTCCTATGGATAGAAAGGGAGATATTCTTGACTTAACTGCCAATCGTACTGAGGACGGTGTTCTTCACAGAGAAGTTATAGGAACATTCTATAACTTTACACTTAATTTCATCACTCCGCGTAATGCAGAGGAATATGATAGACTTTGGTGGAAACTTACCGAGCCTGTTGCAAGCCATATGGTACAGTTACCCTATCAACCCGAACCGTTTGAAGGATATTTTGGTAGTTGCAAAGACAATGTGGAGTTAATTAAAGCAGACGGAACGAAAGCGAAAGGATTATCTTGTAATCTTGTTGCTACAAGACCCTCAAGAACACCAGGAAACTAATGCCTAAAATTAATATAAACGTACAAGATTGCATTATCCCTATGTATGATGAGGTGCTTAAGGACGTACTTGAACACTCTTATACTCACTTTGTATTTCCTGGAGGAAGAGGTAGTTGTAAATCTTCTTTCGTTGGTTTAGTTATACCGCTTTTAATCGTAAACAACCCGCTTGTTCACGCGGCCTGCTTTAGAAAAGTAGGAAATACTATTCAAAACTCAATCAGAGCGCAAATCGAATGGGGAATTTATAAACTGGGATTGCAGGATTTATTTAATATCCCTGCATCGTATTCAAACCCTATCGTATTCAAACCCACTGGGCAGAAAATATACTTCTTAGGACTGGATAAACCTCAGAAGATTAAATCCATTAAGCCTAAGTTTGGATATATTGGTATTACTTGGTTCGAGGAAATGGACCAGTTTGCAGGAGAAAATGAACTGCGTACAGTTACACAGTCCACAATGCGTGGGGGTAAACTGTACTGGGACTTTAGAACTTTCAATCCACCTATCTCAAAGAATAACTGGGCAAATATGTATGCCGAGAAGATGTATAAGCGTTCTATGAACACAATAGTTGTCAGGAACACTTATTTAGATGTTCCCAGAGAATGGCTTGGCGAACAATTCTACGAGGAAGCGGAAGAACTTAAGGCAATAAACCCTAGAGCGTATGAACACGAATATCTTGGCGTTGCTACCGGCACAGGTGGTGATGTTTTTGAAAATGCGAGTGACCTTGATATGTCACAAATGGTGGGCTCATTCGACCATATATACAATGGGATTGACTGGGGTTTTGCAAAAGACCCCTTCAGATTTGTTCGTATGCACTTTGACGCCAAAAAACTTGACTTGTACATTTTTGATGAGTTTACTACATATAAAACACGTAACGAAGATACTTTCCATCGCTTATATGATGAGGAAAGAAAGCTAAAGAGGGCAGAGTTGGTAACAGCAGATAGTGCGGAAGAAAAATCCATTGCCGACTTTAGAGAATATGGAGCATTTATTAGGCCTGCAAAAAAAGGACCTGATAGTATTCGTTACGGAATTAAGTGGCTACAAGGTCTTAGACATATCTATATCGACAAAAACAGATGCCCCGAGACTTATTACGAGTTTGTAAACTATGAGTATGAACGTGACAGAGATGGAAACTTCATTAGCGCCTACCCTGATGCCGACAACCACAGTATTGACGCCGTTAGATATGCTATGGAAACCTATTGTAATCGCAGAGGTAATTAAAGTTTTTTGAGGCTACCGAATTTTTTATTGCGGTTGCAGTAAAAAATTCAATGGTATTTACTTTCATCTACAAAAGTTATAGAATTATGTTATGAGCGAGTATCTGAATTTACTAACTATGGCGTTTGATGGAGTTGGTGAGTATCATATCCCTCAAATTAAGCCCGTTACTGAACTCTATGTTAAGGATTGGATAGGGTTTAATTTCGTATCGACTACAAAAAAGCAACGGGAAACCACTGGAGTTCATTTTTATATAGACGATTATCAATTTGAACGTGTTTGGAATGCTCCCTGGAGATATTCTAAAACGTTTAAGGAGTTTGGAGCAGTAATGTCTCCTGATTTTTCAACATATCTTGATTTTCCAAAAGCAGTTAGGATATTTAACCACTATCGTAAGCATTGGTGTGGAGCATATTGGCAAGAAATGGGAGCGATTATTATACCCACGATTGAGTGGGGACTTCCCGAAGATTATAATTGGTGCTTTGATGGAGAACCTGAAGGAGGAATTGTCGCTGTTTCCAACGTAGGGATTATGCGTGATAAAGAGTTACGCACAAATTATATGCGTGGATATAAAGAAATGCTTACTAGACTTCAGCCAAAAGAGGTTTTAATGTTTGGACATATCTTTGACGATTACCCTGGGCCTGTTCATTACATACATTACCAGCACGCAAAAGGGGAACAAGGAGAGGAATAATGGCCAATAAAGCAAGATATTACGGATTGTCTACTAAAGAAGAACGACAAGATGTTACTAAAAAAGATAGGGCATCTCGTATTTACCCGAAAACGTTTGGGTATCAAGCGGTAGTTACTGCTATACTAAACTATAAGGATATGTATCCTAATTTTGATGAGCTTAATTCTGCAAAAGCGGCCTCCAGAATTGCTGGAGAATTAACCAGAACAGGATTATACGGGAATGTTCGTAGCGCAAGTACACGAATAATAGGGGAAAATTATTCGGTTGCACTTACGAAGGGCAATGATTTAATAACTATAAGTAAGAAGACGGAAAAATTTGATGATGAGGAAGACAAAAAGAGGTAACTTATGAGTATATGGTCAACATTTACAGAAAAAATAAGGGGGTTTGTAAATAAAATGATTGGGAGACAAAACATAGAAGACGTTTTGAAGGTTAAACCCACGATTTCAAACGAGATGATAAATGCGATTGAGTTGTGGACTGCTATGTATGAGGGAAAATCACCCTGGTTAAAAGAGCCTACAGATGAAGATAAGTCTCGTATTGTGTCTCTCGGGCTTCCTCAACTGATTGCAAGTGAGAAGGCAAGAACAGCACTAATTGAATTTGAGAGTGAAATTACCACTCCCATTAAGGAAATTAAGCCCGCTACCCCTAACTATATGCAAGCAGATAATATAGGAACTGACGGAAAGCCAGAACCTATGCTTGCAAATCACCTTATCCCTGAAAGTGTACCCAAAGGACCTACGCAGAGAGCGGACTATCTTAATCAGGAGTATGCAAAACTCAAGGAGGCCCTTAGAGTACAGATTGAGTATGGTATTGCAAAGGGAGGACTTATTGTAAAGCCGTATCCTGTTCCGAAGAAAACAAAGGTATCTTCACAGCAAACCAACGTTGTAACAGGAGAGCCTAACAGTACATTTGATACCGACTATGCAATGGAATTTGACTATATACAGGCCAATGAGTTTTATCCTTTAGCCTTTAGTTCAAGCGGTAAAATGACTGAGGCTGCATTTATCCAGCGTAAATACGACAAAGACCTTGTGTATAGTCGTTTAGAGTATCATAAATTAGAGGGTAACACGGTTACTGTTATAAACAAGGCATACAAAACTTCTGCAAGAACGGATAAATTAGAATATCTCGGAGAAGAAATTCCGCTATCTGAAGTTCCTGAATGGGCTATGCTTTCCGCAGAAACTACAATTTCAGATGTGGACAGACTTCTTTTCGCTTATTTTAAGATGCCTGAAGCAAATACTATTGACACACACTCTCCTTTAGGAGTAAGCGGGTTTGATAAGGTTAAGGGATTAATTAAGGAAGCGGACAGGCAGTATTCTAGGCTT